TCAACAACCACACTTTCAGGTAGGTTATTGTCGGCCCACGACTTGATCTGTGTCAATTGCTGCGCAAACTCGTGGCTGTCGGGGCGCAGCTGCCAAGCATCGGCTAAGCGCTCTTTTTCCAGCCCAGCGCGGGCATCTTGCAACTCAGGCACAATGGCTTGGTAAAAATACTCTGTCAGTTTTTGCGCTTGCTCGTTGGTCAAGCCTGCTTCTTTGAACGCAGCTACATCAGCCTCACCAAGATTGCTTTCGACGCCTTCTGGCATTGTAATCTCGTAGGTTTCTGGTGGCTCAAACTTTTCACGAATTTTGGTGCCCATTTCATTGTACGATTTGACCAAATCTTCGGGCGTCTTGAATTTTTCAGGCAGCCAGTCTGGCCGCACATCAGGATTGCTGGGGGTGTCAACAACATTTTCGGTTGGGGTTTCTACTGGTGTGGTTTCAACGCCGTCGAAAATAGTGCCTTCATCTTCAACGGGGGCAGTCTCAACTGCTTGTGCCGCTTCACTCATGTGATTTCTCCTGCTAGTTTCAATAATTGTAACGCAAGGGACCGTTGTCCTTCGCGAAACGCAACATCTTCCGCTGGTATGCCAGGTCGGAAGCTCACACTGTTCGCCTTCGCTTGTAAAAACAAACGCAAAGGCAATTGGGTGTCTTTGGCCAAGGCCCGCACACAGGCTTTCGCCAAGGCCTCAGTATCTGTTTGGTGATTCTGCGCTCTGGCAGTATCTGTGGGTTTTGGCTCTAAGTCGGACCAGCTCACATTTCCGCCGCGATCATACTGCCGCCTTGCGCTTCAATGTTGGCTTGATTCTGCGCCGCTTCGTCAAGAATGGCTTGAATCTCGTCTTGTGTGCGCAAAACAGCAGGGGGTATATGTTTGATCTCAGCCAAGCGGCCAAGGGCTTTATGCACGTCAATAATCAAGCCGGCTTTTGGATCAACTTCACCAAACGCAACAGCAGTCTGGGTGTATTCCAGCAAATTCTGCTCATCGATCGCCCACTGGGCTTGTGCCAGCTGGCTAACAAAATCAACATCCAAAGTGCCGCCGTCGACAGACAACTCTTGCGGCACCATATCCATCTCTGCCATGTAGCCATAGACAGCGCGAATAATGGGCATCAGCATTTCAAACTGCATCCGAGAAATCGTAGCGCCCATGTCTTGTGCAATGATGCGTGTGCGTGCCTGTACTTCTGTGGCAGTCATCGGTGTCTTGTCAGTCGGACCATAATTGTCCGCCATAAACACGTTCAGAATCGATGCGCGCAAATCTTCCATGGTAAACATGGACACATTGAAGTCACCGCTTTGCGGCAGCTCTGCAATGGTTGGATTCTGCCGATCGTTGCTGCCGACAGGCATAAATGTGCCAGGCTCAAATGTCAGTGTGTAGGGATTTACTACGCCGTCATCGACGACAGTGTAAATGCCAGCCACGGCTTTCGCTGCGTTTTTCAACGCCAGCTCTTTGATCTTGTTTAGCGCGCGCACGTCAGATAAGGCGCGTAGCCCTGGTCCGCGACCGTACACACTGCCAGGAATCTTTGCCCAACGAGACACAAACATGTACGGAAACATGCGCGTCTCGTTTAACAATTCTGTTTTGGTTTCTTTCAGAACCACGGTGTACTTCCACAGCCCGGTTGCTGTCAGATCATTTAGTGCAACAATCTCGTGCTCGTCGGTATCTTGCCGTTGCTCGTGCTTCTGGCGAAAATCACGTGGTAGCTTATTGCCGTACGCATTGATCAATTGGCGATACGACAACTTGTACCGACGCGCAATAGTTACGACACGACCACTATCATCCTCAGCAATGGCCAGCTCCCCAAGTGGGATCGCCTTGAAGCGCAACATTTGGTTAGTTGGATCAGGAATCATACAGATTGCGCACGTGCCGCCAACAATGCGGTCAAGGATGGCAGGCTGCATTTCTTGGTAGAAGTTAGATTTGCCGAGCATCGCAAACATGCGATTCTCAATCTCTTGCAGTGCAGGGCGCAGCGTCTCGCGTTGCGTAATGTCTGTTACGCCGGCACCAGGGGTCACACGGAACCATGTCTGCCATGGCGGTGTCAGCCCTGAAATAATTAAATTTGTCAGCCGCTCTGCTGCATCGATCGCAGTGGAGTCAAACACTTCATCTTGCACTTCACTTGCAGTGCGTTTCTTGCGCGAAAAAAACAAAGCACGCTCAGGTGCAATGTATTTATACGCAGTCTCCCAAAGGGACTCGTACTCTATGCGCGCATCGAACATCTGTTTGACGCGACTGACAATATCCTCGCTCATTTGCGCTTACCGCCGCCTTTGCCTTTCTTTTTACCGCCACATGCCATGGGAATCTCCTAGCCGAGGGTTGAACGCATACCGCCATTTTGGCGCGCGCCGAGAACATCAAACAAAGAGCGTTGTGGTTGCAAAGCACTGCGCAGCTGACGCTCACGCGTAATGCGCGAACGGGCTTGCTCGGCTTCTTGTTGTTGTACAACTTGTTGAGCTGCTGCTGTCTGCTGTTGAATAGCTTGGGTTTGCATCTGCGCCGCTTGTTTCGTGGCTTGCGATTGCGACACCATACCGCCGACAGTCGCGCCGACGGCGACGCCAGTTAAAACTTTTGCGCCAACCGCTTTAGCGGCAACGCCGCCAATTGCGCCAAGGGCTAATACAGGAGCGGCCATGGATTACCTCCAAAATTCTTTACAGTAGTCGTCAAAATCCTCGCCGTGCCACCGCAGTATAGTCTCACTGACGTGCTCTGCCCAGCGCAGTCCATGCAACTTATACACAAAATGGTGAAACAAGTCAAAGAACCCCGCCCGTGCTGAATAGGCCATTGCCATGTTATTTGGCTGCACACACGTCTCGCTTGTCTCCATGAACGTCGCCCCGCGCCACTTGATGTAACAGACGCGCATCAGCGCCGCAGCATCTTGGTCCCAGAGCCAGCTGCCACCGATCTCACACAGCGCCGCCATAAATGCCGCGTTGATCGCGTCGTCGCTAACCGGGTTGTCTTTGTCAATTAAGTCATCCCACACGTGCGACAACTGGATCAATTCCCGCGACACACGCACGGCCTCCAAGTCGCCCTTGTAAATAAAATCAAACAAGGCAGTGTAACTGTCAAGGTGTTCGGGTGGCATCACGGCACTCATGCCCAGGCGCTCCATGGTTTCGCTTTGATCGGTTTCGTTTGTTGCGTTTGTCCCCAGCGCCGCCCAGCCCTGCCAGCCAGTTTCGGCCCTTCGTACACGACCAGCCCATGTTGCAGCGCGTCATGCACGTGACTTTCAAACGTCTTGTCAGGGATGTCCCTAGGCTCGCCCGTTTTCTCAGTGGTCACGTACTTGTACCCACCCATGAACCCATCAAGCAGGATAGTACACTCAGGGTTGATGATCATGCCGGGGTGCCCATGCACGAGGCGATTCAGTGGCCCTCTGACAGCCCCGAGGCGCGTTTCTAGGTCGGACGGTCCAGCGCGAGGTTTGAACCCCGCAGCGCGCAGCACATCGAACGGTGTGGTGGCATTGACCTGGTTGCGCTGATTACCCGCCGGATCACACCACATGTCGTAAACGGTATTGTCGGGAAATCGTACCCGCAGGTATTTCTTCAGCTTCTGCGCGAACTCCTCGATGCCCATGTTCTTGCTCACCAGCTCAGAGAGCACCACCCACTGCCCGTACGCGTTCTGCTGAAACATCACCGCAGCGGGGGTCAGCCCAAAGTCAACGCCGATGCTCAGCGGCTCGGACGGAATCACTTGCTGCGTTTCTTTAGCTTTGTGGACCAGCACATTGAACTGGGGGTACACCGGCAGGCCGTCTCGGCGCGTGCCGTACTCGCCATGCACATGCACATTGAGCCAGTCAGGGTCACGGCCACTGGCCAGCAACAGGTCATAGTACCCATCCGGCAGGTGCTGGATATTCTCGGCAGTGTCGGACTTGCCAGACGGCTGGCGGAACAGCTCCTTGACTGGCCGGCCAAACTTCTGGGCAAACTCATCCAGCCCCTCGTCATGGTCATCCGACTCGAACAACTTGTGCCAGAACGTGCCAACCGCCGGCGGGTTTGTATCCATCACGACGCCCACCCAAGTCGGCGGCGCCTCTGTGCGCTTTGGAAAACGACCTATGCGGCCCAGCAGGTTGATGAACACATCAGGGTTCACCTCTCGGTACTCGTTGATCCACGCGCCTGTCAGCTCTAATGAGAGCAGGTTACGCACATCTTCGGACGACTCCAGCGGGCGGAACATCCACTCACTCTCGACCATGGTGCCATCAGGCAGGCGGAATTTGACCTGAAACGTGTTAGTGGTGGCATACCAACGGCCAGCCACATCAGGCGGTATCCACTCGTGAACCGTCTTGATCGTCGTATCGCGCAACATTCGCACCGTGTTTCTGATCACAGCGAACCGCGTGCGACGCACACCGCTGGCATTGGGGGCCTGCTCACAGGCTCGGCGCAACAGCTCCATCGCGCAGCCAACAGACTTGCCCGAACCAATCGGCCCGATCACGGCACGCACGACAGCATCCGACTGCATCAAGCGCTGCAGCGTCGGCGACGGCGTGTAATTAATGCCCGACATCAGGT